GGCTCATCCTTTACACCACGAAATCCCATCTGCATTCTACCTGTATCATAAGCACCACCATTTTTACCTCGTTCTGACCTGTTGTATCTATCTGCTACATTCTTCATAGCGTCTTCTAATATCATGTGTGCGGTATCTGTCATTGCCTTGTCTAAAGCATCATATGACTCGCCAGGTAATTTTCTAAAAAACTCATCTAGCAATTCATCATTTTTAATTCTAATCGGTTTACTCATTTTTTATATAATTTGACGTTTTCTATGTGGTCGTCGCCATACTTCTCTTTCCACTTCTTGTCTACATATTTCTGTGCTTTCTCATAGTAATCCATACGTTGCTTTTTTTGTGCATGAAGCATCGTTTGCCTGTCTGCATTCTTCCATGCCCTCTCTGTTTCACACTCTTCACAAAATCCGTTAGCCGCTATATGGACTGTCATTGCTCCTCTTAAACACTTTTTACACTGTCTGCTCATACTATCCTCACTAATTGTGTTCTCTGATTAGGATGTAACAAGGAATGCCCTCTTAAATTCATCCTATACTTAGAACCTACTTCTTGTTGTAACATAATTAAATCATTCAAATATAATCCACCATTAGGTTGTCTTCTAGCCAATTCCTGATGTGCTGGACATACTCTACTATCTTTACCTATTATTAATCCATACTTAAACTGAGTTCCCATTCTTGCTTCTGCTCTTTGATAACCTCTTAATCTACCTTCATTTGCTATTTGACTTATTTCTGTTCGTGCTATCCTTGTAAGCTTGTAAGTCTCGCCAATCCCCACTTGACGCATGTTTTGAACAATTACAGGAATACTACTGCCCTGCGCAATACCTGCCATAATCGTTGCATTCATCTTTTCTGCAAGTATATTTTGAAATTGATTATATGCATTATACAATGCACCTTCATTCTTTAACAATCTAAGAATTTCTAAATCTTCTGGTTTAAGGTCTGGTGCCTTTGCTGCCGTTTTTTTTATTCCTCTTATTTCACCATAAGCTGAACTATATCCATTACGATATGCAAAGTCCATGTCATCTATAATTGCATCACGCATACGCTTTGCTAACATGATTGCAATATCATCAACTTGTGTGCGTAATTTGTCGTAAGTTCTTATTTTTTCAAGTTGTTTAAGTTCTTGTATAAGGATTCCTCTGAGCTCTCGAGCTGCTGATTCCATATATCCAGATGTTCTTTTAGCTCCTCGGCCTCCTGCGACTCCTGAGAACTGCTTCGAAAATCCTGACGCACCACCTCTGCCTGTTGAGGGAGGACTAAATTACCTTCACCATCCAAATCCATCTCCACTCCTACGTTCTGCATTTGGGTCAATATCTGAGCCTTCAAGTTCATGTTGTTCAAATATTTTGTTTCATCCTTTTCATTAATGTCATTAAATCTAATCTTCCATGTGTCAACTTCCATAAGTTTCAACAACGGTCTCAAGAAACCCATCTCAACACATTGTTGCGTTTCTCGGATAGTCCTGTCAAATATTGTTATCTGTTCGCCTTCTGAATTTAATCCACCTACTCCAGCTAACTGTCCAACTACTAATGGCATAACTCCATAAGAACCATTGATGTCATTGTTAATCCTGTCCATGTAAGGGAGCATCATCAACTCATCCATATTAGGCATAACTGGCACAAACTTCGCTGTAGTGCTTGCATCCCTGCTACTTAAAATAGGAATAAAGTTTGGATTTCTCCTCGTCTCTTCTGCAATGTATTCTCCTAACCGATTCAAACTTTCTTCATCGTGGCCTGGAACATCTAAGAATCCTTTTGGCGGCCTTTCCAATCTATAAATCTTATTTTGGAAGTTCTCAATAGCTAGAGCAGTTTCGATTTTCTTGGAAAGACCTATAATTGGCGACTGTCCATACAACCGAGCATTCGCACTGTATTTGTTAAAATGTATAATCTCATCACGTGCAAACGGTATCTTACCATCCTCACTCTCATAATAATAAGCCATAAACTCTAACTCTACACCCGTCTCTGGATTAACGGTGCCTTCCATGAACTCTCTAGTTACTGGGTCAAACTTCTCTTCCTCTACAAATCTACCAAACTCATCTACATGAAACCGCATGTGCTTTGCATCCTCTACCCAAAGCTCCTTGACTACTTTACCAGATACACTGCCATCCTCACTTGCTAACCTATCGTAAACAAGACTTATCCAACAGTCATCAAACACTTCTAACTGTCTTATCATTGCCTTAAAGAACTCAGTGCCATTAATGTCTGCACTACCATTAGTAGGGTCTCTCAATAATGTCTCTACCTGCTTCCTCTGCTCTGGGTCGCCCTCGCCAATAGCTTGGTATTCCCAACCCTTAGCCACTGATTGAGAAGCTATACGTGTGATTACCGTTCTAAGATGAGAATACCTGTCCGCTAATTGTTCTAAATAAAATTGGTCTACCTGTGGCAATATAGATTGACGATATGCCGTATCTGTAGACACTCCTGAATAAACTGGCGTCCTTGCATCCTTAGAAACATCTGCCGTAGCATCCTCCAGAAATGCATCTATGCCAGTTGCCTTTCTAACAGGCTTGCTCCTGAATCTGTCAAAAAATCCCATTAAATTCTCCTAGATTCCAAGACATGACGGTGCCTGTGTATATAATCTTCGATGACAGGCTCTAACATCTTAGAAACTGGTGTCTCTTTTACTTTGGCTAAAGTTTTCAAATTTTGTTTTGTCTCAACAGATATTCCCCACAATTCCATTCGTGTTCCGTTGCTGGGTGAACTTGTCATCTGGATTCCCAGTGTAACTCATTAGTATATATGTCTTTCTGTAAGGAAAATATGTCCTAGCCTAAATGTAATCCCATCGAGTAAAAACTAGTCTCTTCTTTTCCAAGACATGTACACATAACTCACACATCCATAACGCCATCACCGCATCAGGCGTATGTCCTTCTAACCTTCCGTTCTTACCATAAATCAACCTGCTCAAACCATCAACCAGTTTTCGCATTCCTGGCTTGGCACCCTCTCGTGCCTCCTTGTTCCAAGGTATGAAATATTTGCCCTGCTCCATAGCCAACGCAATCCTAGGAACTCCAACATCATGCTTGTGTTTCTCTCTTCCCGTATTGTGACCCTCTACTGGCATGCCATCTAACTCCTTCGCAGTGTGAACAACAAGCCTCTGATAACCATTCGACTCTACCATTATCTTATCTGGTTTGTACTTATCTGCTAAACTCTTCATCGTAACTACCTGCGCCTCTAACCAACCCGCACCCTTAGCCCGAATCTTACCACTCCAACAATACAATACCTTTCGTTCTAAAGTTACCCTATTGTAAGCCATAACAACATAAGCCGTCTCATCATTCTGACTGTCCATACCTACAGCCAAGTCAACCCCCATTGTTACAAACCAATCATCACCCTCTGGAGGCAAGCCCATCTGTATGCTATCATGTAAACATGGCTTCAACACCTCGTAAGGTATCACCGCACTCTCTGGGTCCAACGGATTTAACATATACTCAGACTCGAAAGCCCTACTTCCCATCGTTTCCCTTTCTTTATCCAACCTGTCTTGGTCCCAATACTCAGGCCAACGTGGAGTTCCATCTTTCAACAAAGCAGGATGACGTACCGAGTTCCACTGACTGTTCTGCTGCGCCCAATCTGTAGCATCTCCAACTCTCTTCTGCGTTCCTACCAATAACATCTTAGCTTTTGGCAAACGCATCGGCATCACAACTCTCTTTATGTAATGAATAACTTTTTCATCAGTCATATTTGGAAACTCTTGCAAAATATCGTCCAATATAATCATGTGAACGTGAGGACCTTCTAACGCCTTACCAATACTCGCAGCGTGAACCCTACTTCCATTGTTGAAATACTTAGCACCCTTACGCCAAGTTACCTTGTCATCCTCAGACTGTGCCTTCATAAACGAATTAAGACGCCAAGAACGCCGACATATTTCTTCAAACTGTTCTAACTTGTCCCACGCCTGTTCCAACGTAGCCGAAAGATACAACGCACGGTAGTTTGGCTGCATTGCCATCTGATACGCAAGTGCTGACAACCCCCAAGACGTCTTCAAGTGACCCCTTGCACAAATTATCGAAGTATGTGTTCCAGCTTCAAACGCATCTGCCCACTCCGCATGCATCTGACCCAATGGGACATATTCTCCAGGCTCTAACTCCATGTAATGACGTAATACATCATCAATAAATGCCTCTAATGTAAGTGGCGTGCTCTTTAATGTCTCTAAAGCACCGCTAATTGCCAAGTTCAGCAGCTTGTCGTCGATTCCTTTCTTCGATTGCGTCATGGTTTACCCTAAATTCAACCATCTTTATCGGATGGTCTTCATAATAGTCCAAGAATTGAACTAATGTCTGTATATCCTCGGTCTCTTTAATAACTTCGCCGTCTTTGTGAATCCTAATCATCTATCCATCCCCTTCCATCCCAAGTATAAACATCAAAATGCTTCCTATACCTGTATCTGTCTATCAAAAAGCACCTTGTTACCTTCTCATCATTGTCATAATACGTCTCACCGCCATTTACACGCTTAAAATCGTTGTCTTTTATCAATTTCTTCAAGTCTTCAACCTTTATGACCCATAATTGCTTGTCCTGAACATTTGGTATGTAATACGCAAAGTATGTAGCCTTCGTTTTTCTTATTCCACTCGGCTTTCCACGACATTTATACTCTATTACCATGTTTCCTGAGCCTCCATTGTCCCAATCCTTCTCCCAATAGTCACTCTTTACCTCAAATGTCACTGGGTCTTCATACGGATTCTGAAATAATATGTCAAAATACGCATTATCATTGAATTTCTTAAACTGTAACCCCATAACCGATTCGACAAAATGCCTAACAGCCATTTCTCCTTTATGCCCATCCTCTAAATCCTTAGCAAAGTTATTATTCATCTAAAAGATAATATGTCCTTAGCTATTTAAGTATTTCCTATAGCAATAACTCTTCCGAAAACTTCTGATTTGCATTGACAACCCTGATTTCTAACGGATAATGACGGCCTTTTCGCAAAATACTAGCTGTATCTTCAGTATTTACCACCTCATAGATGATTCCCTCGTCCGCATCTATCACATCTGCCCTCAAACCAGTGTCATCAAAGATGGCTTCCGTGTAAAACTCGTGCCCCCACTCCTTTAACTTCCTGCAAATCGCAAATTTCATGTCAATATGAGCCTTAGTCTCATTACTACTCCACCGAAACGCATTCCTATTGCGATTACTGGTCCTTAAAAGTCTTGAAATCTTATTTCTCTGCACCTGATTGCTCATCTATCTGACTCCTACATGCCTTGCAATTCACCTCATGGTCCTTATCGCTAGCCAAAATGTTCATACTTCCCTTTATCCATGCCGAATAACGCCCACACAATGTCCATTGCGTGTCTCCTTTGTACTTATGAATGATTCTATCCACGATTGCCCACCATATCTCCCATTATCGGCGTGTAAATATCGTGCTGCTTGCACTCATAGCAATCTACCAAAGGCCGACCCTCTTTCTTCTTACTGTAAATAAAATGCTCCTCTCCTATGTTCTTGTGCTCCCGCTCCCATCTGTTTCCACAAACAAAACAATCAAATCTCCACTTCATTGCGATGCCCACTTCCTGAACTTAGTCTCAAGCTCATCTCGCATCCTCTTAACATCCTCTGTAGATTGATACATGTGGTCGTCATTCTGAATACGACGACGCATCCGACTAACTGTCCCCTTATCTGGTGCATACTTCAACAAAACATACAAGTCCGTCATAAACTGCTCCTCGTAAATACTACTCTTCTTATTATGAGGTATCGCCCTATAATAATCCTTCAATATCATGTAAAATAACTCAATATCACTCTCCCTCGTATGAGGATGCTCCTTCAAGTATTTGATAACCATACCCTTTGTCGTTCCTAAATGCTCAAACCAACTCTTCATATGTAATTACTTGCGTTCCTAAGTTTTTCTATATAACGTAAAAGGAACTGCTGCTTTACGTTCTCATCCATCTTGACCTCTTCCAAAGCCTGACTTATACACTCATTAATCGTCTCTACTAACTCTTGTTTTTCATTCTCACGAAGACTCATCTTCTCCGCCATCTCTGTCAACTTAGCAAACTCGTGACCCCGTATGTCAACACCACTCTTCTCTCGCATCCTGTCCAAGAAAGCACCACGCACCTCCTCAACCTGCTCCAATCGACTAACTCGGTTCTTAACCACTTGCTCCTTTACTACCTCTCTTACCTCATGCTTGACATCCTGCATCAACTCCTGCCAACCCATCGAATCACTCCACTTCCTAACTGTGCTCTTATTCAACGGTGGCACAAACTTGTGCCTCTCTTGTAATATCGTAGCAACATCATTGAAACTATTACCTTCCAAATATATCTGCATCGCCTCTTCCTTGTGTTTTAACTTATATTTCGTCATCTTTAATCAACTCCCGTAAATCTAACGCATTCAAACAACGCTTGCAACTAACGAATTTAGTGCCCCTCCTTCGCATCGCCTCAAACTCCGAGGGTGTACACTCATATCCACATAACGTTAACCCATGCACCTCACTCGGTGCGTGGCGTTTTTGCATCCTCCCCCATTATCTGCTTCTTATACCAATCAACCCCTGTCCAAAATCCTGCCACAAACGCTACACATATCAAAAGTGCACTCAAAAAATCACTCATTCCGACAGTCCTGACAGTATCCACCATCCAATTCATAGCTTTTTGTCGTCATAGGATATCCACATACCTTGCATCGCCAATAATCAGTCATCCTTCTCCCCCATCACATCCTCTATCATAGCCTTGCATAATACTGATACCATACCCAAACCTGTCGTATAAGCCTTTAACTCCTTTCCTTTGTATTTCATGGGATTCTCATCCACAAACTTCTGAACATGATTCATTATCTCATCCAATAACACTATCCATACATCTAAACTATTCGCCATCGTCCACCTGCTCCATCGTCCACTTCTTCAAATCATCCAACGCACCATAATATCCCGTCAAAAATGCCTTCATCTCATTATCACCCATAGGCGACCACACTTGCAAATCATGCACGTCCTCTTTCAATCCTGCCATCTTGCGCTTCGCAAAATTTCTGATGTCTACTAACCGTATGTCCGTCTCCAAATGTTTCTGGGTCCAAACATGTCCCTTCTTCCAAACCTTATCACTCATGTAGGTCATATGTCCCTTCTCTATTTAACTCTTTCCACTCAAGGTAGTCCAACCTAACTGCCGCTCGCCACTGCCAATCCCTCATAACTTCCTTCTTCTCGTATGTATCAGCAATGCTTCCCATATCTCCTCCTGCAAACTAACCTCATCAACCTTAGCCAACTCCTGCATCTCCGCAAACACGGCCTGTCGCATCTTATCCCTACCACAATTCAAAATGTATTGCTTAGGCCACCCTTTCTCTTTGGCGTATACCATACGCTACCCCTGCCACAGGGACATATAACCTTTGTGGTAGCAACTCCAAAAAAAAATAATATGACCCTCCTCATAGAGAAACTCCGAAGAATTATAGATTACCCCACCCTTAGAATTTGAAGGCACCCATCTATACCGAAGGCCAGTGTGCATTTTTTTAGTGTGCGTTTTCGGCAATGCGCGAACTAAATGTGAGGAGGTTGAGGTCATTTGTGTTTTT